GTTTTGGCATTAGCCGTTCCCCATGCTAAATCAGCCATATTGTAACCTTCAATTCTTTGAGATACTAAAAAATAATCACCAGCTACTACACTGTAAGAAGAGGAAGATGTTATGCCTAAATAATTAGAAAACCCAGCAGGAGGTGTAACTGAACCAGCATTTTGTTGCGCAGTTAATTTAGATGCTTGACTTCTAAAAATTACAAAGCGATCTACTGAAAACTGACCATCTGTAGGATTAATGCTAGCACCTGCATTACGCTGGTCAATAACCATTGCACCATTGATGATACGATTTTTCATGACATAAGGAGAGGCTGTCACGCCATTGCTTGAAATAGCGCCTGTAACAGCTAAGCCTGTTGATGATATGGTAGCTATAGTAGCGCCATTAGCTTGTAACGCTAACTGACCACTAGCGTCTGCTGTCGATTCTAAACTTCCAGACCCTGTTGATTTTGCGTTTATGGTTGATGCCAATTTATTCTCCTATAAAACTAACCAGCGTGAGCCACTTGGTACGGTCACTGTCACGCCACCTGATAATGAAACAGGACCTACAGACGAAGCATTGTAGCCTGATGCGATTGTATAACTTGTTGCTATTGTAGCATTTGATAACATTAAACCATTACTTGCAGCTACTTGGGAAGCTTGTAAATCACCAGTTGATGGTTTATATAAGTATTTAGCATTTGAAGTATAGATGGTTGTAGGTGTACCTGATGTTGCTGCAGCAAATAATGGATATAAGTTACTTGCTGTTGAGGTATCATTACTTAAAGCTGATCCACCACCAATAGTTGACCATGCTGTACCATTATAACCTTCAAATTGAACTGTTGTTGTATTAAATCGTATTTTACCAGCGACACCAGTAGGTTGTTGACCGGTTGTGCCTGATGGAATTTGTAACGCACCAGTCGATGTAAATGCTGAATCAGAAGTTGCTGTTAATGCGCCTGTAATAGCAACTGTGGAACCATTCCATGTAAAGTTAGCTGATCCACCTAGTACACCACTATTATTAAATTGTACTTGTGTATTAGAACCACCAATAGAACCTGTACCTTTAGAAGCTAAAGTTTGTACAGATCCTCCACTATCCTTATAGAATAGCTTTCCGTCGTTTGTATTAATAGCTAATTCACCTGCAAGCAAATTACCCGCAGATGGAGTATTTGATGCGGTAGAGCTATAATATAACTGAATGGGGGTAAATCCGCTAGCGGCCATATAAATTCCTTTGTGCTATTATACTACAAAATTTGATCATTTAAAACGTTCCTCCGCTAATTCCGCCTGTTGCTGTTAACACGCCAGTAGAAGGAACAAAAGATAGTTTCGTGCTTGTTACATAAGCAGGTAAGTTACCTGTATTTGCAGTTACCCATGTAGGATATACTGAACTAGCTGTACTTGTATCATTGCTAATTGCTATATTTGCAGCATTTGTGGCATTAGTTACAGCATTGGAACCTATAACTGAAACAACTTGTGCACCCGTAGCTGCGGTAAATGCACTCGTACCGTTACCATACGCTAATCCAGTAAGTGTAGTAACTCCAGTACCGCCATTAGATACATTCAATGTACCAGCTAAAGTAACTGCGCCTGTAGTTCCTGTTGAAGGTGTAAAGCCTGTTGTACCAGCACTAAATGAAGTAACACCGGTTGCTGGAGCAGGTTGCCATGATGGTAAACCACTATTAACTGTTAAAATATAACCATTAGTACCTACACCTAATGAACTTAAAGTAGAAGTACCGCTAGCATAAATAAGATCACCAGTAGTATAAGAAGTAAGTCCAGTGCCTCCATATCCAACTCCTATTGTAGAACCATTCCATGTACCAGTTGTTAATGTACCTACACCGGTAATACCTGTATATGAACCACTAATATAGCTAGAACCAACTGTACCTGAAGTAATTTGATTACCGTTAATTGCAATTGGTGTGCTAGCAGCTAATGTAAGTTGACCTTGCGCATTAACTGTAAATGTACCTACAGAACTTGCTGAACCATATGCAGCAGCTGTAACACCTGTATTTGAAATATTAAATGTAGTAGATGGGCTTAAATTTAAACCAGTACCAGCTTGGTAAACTTGTGCAGAACTAACTTGTGCAAAAGTAATAGCTGTTGTACCAAAAGTAATAACGCCTGATGTATTACATACATAAGTTTCACCAGCACCTGTATTACCTGATGTAACAAAGAATGCATCGCCTTCACCTAGTGCGTTAGGATCTTTTAAGCCATATGAATCAGCATCAGTAGCTCTTGTTAATACCCAATTTGTAGATCCACTACCTACTGTAGTAACTGTATACACGCCATTTTCATATGCATTAGTTTGATTATAGACTAAAACTCTATCACCAATTGAAGCTGTTGGACCATCAGGCGCAAATGCAACTTGTGTACCAGCATTTGTAAGTGTAGCACCTACACCTGAAGCGCCGTTATTATATGTAGCTGTTAAGTTACCTGTTGTATCAGGCACTTCGTATTTAACAGGCGTATGGTATGTAATACCTGACGCAACAATAGTATCAACATATTGTTTTGTAGCTAATTGTAATGCTAATGTAGGGTCAGCAGTAACTGTAACTGATGATAATCCTGCTAATGTAAGTGATGTACCACCTAAAGCAATGCCTGTAGTACCGATAGTGACTGAACTATTAGTTAAAGCGCTATTAGGAATGTTGGTTAATGTATTAGTAGAACCGCTAATTGATTTATTAGTAAGTGTTTGCGTACCAGTTAAAGTAGCAACAGTAGAATCAATTGCAATAGTAACTGGTGCTGAACCATTATATGACGTACCTGTTAAACCTGTACCAATAGTTAATGCATTAGTTGCAGTAGCAGTAACTGTAACTGAGCCACCTAAAGAAACTGTGCTACCATTAATTGTAATAGCGCTATTAGTTAATGAACTATTACCAATATTTGATAGTGTATTATCTGCGCCGCTAATTGTTTTATTAGTAAGTGTTTGCGTACCTGTTAATGTTGCAACAGTAGAATCTATTGAAATAGTACCAGTGGTTGTAATAGGGCCACCTGTTAAACCTGTACCTGTATTAACTTGTGTAACAGTACCTAATGGATTAACTGACCATGATGTATTAGATCCATCAGTTGTTAAGAATTTACCTGAATTACCTGTTTGACTTGGCGCTAAAGCATTAAACGCAGCATTTGCTGTGGATTGCCCTGTACCACCATTAGCGATATTTAATGTACCTGATAATGATATAGCGCCTGATGTAGGTGTACTAGGTAAAAGACCAGTTGTACCTCCGTCAAATGTTGTAACACCACCTGCTAAACTGAATTGTCGCCATATACCACCTGAATACCCATCAAAAGTTTGAGTATCTGTGTTGTAGCGCATTTGACCAGCAGAACCTAAAGGTTCTTGTGCTGAAGTACCTAGCGGTATAGTCATTGATGCAGTGCCAGGCATAATAGGATTATCAGCTAAACCTACAGTATAATTACCGCCTGAACCTGAACCGTTTGTAATATCTATTTCATTAGATGTACCTACTAATTGTCTTATAGTAGCGCCTGTACCTAATGCTGTAATAATACCATTACCTGATAGACCTGCTAAAGCTGACGCTATACCATCTAATGCTATAGTAGGATTACCACTAACGCCGTTACCATTAGTAATGGCTAATCCATTACCTGAAATTGCAATTGATCGAGGCGTAATAGTTGAAGCAGTTGTTTTTGCTAATATACCAGTGCTAGCTGACACTAAACTTGCTAATGCACCTGTAGGTGAAATTGTAAAGCTACTTTGTGCGCCGCCATCAACAACTGTTAAACCTGAACCTGCGTTTAAATAACGACTATTGTTTAATGATGGTTCATTATTAACTGTGATGAATGTTTGTGTAAGTGTTGGGCTAGCAGTAATGTCTAATACTGTAGTCTTTGAAGTCACGCCATTTTGTACTATGGGTACAAGCTCTGTGCCTGTAATCGGACCTGCTGAAGGTAATTCGGTTATGCGTATATCTGCCATATTTAAGGACTCAAGTTATCTAAATTGCCGTTAATTGGTGTTTCACTTGGGCTTTCAGGACTGATAGGACTTTCATTATATCCAGTAGTGATGATGGCATCATGATATTGCGCAACATCAGCGTCAGGTCGCGGAAAGCGAAGCGCAATCTTTTCAGGTTGCCTAGCAGGTAGTCTCCACGGATCTTTTTCATCAGCACAACCATTTCCACAAACACGAAGTCCGGGAAAGTTAATATCTGATCTTAAATCCGAGTATGCACGTTTCATACGACAACGATCGCATACCGCAATACTTAGTTCTGTATTGCCGAGCGTGTCTAGAAATACTGGCATAGTGCTATTATATCTCGTTTATGAAATAAATACATATTTATCTCGTATAAGGTGAAATATTTGGTGCAAAGTAAATAGGTGACTTATCACGTTCTTCTTGTTCTGCAATATTCCATGTTTCAAATGCTTCATTTTTCATTAAAGCAATTCTGTCAGGCGTTACACCTGGTAATTCTAATGACATCTGATGCGCAAGCATGTTCTGAATTGCAAGATACCATCTTTGGGGCACTTCTAGCTCTCCATAAAGGTTTCCTACATCTTGTATGTGGCGATGTCGCCAGACCACAAGTTGTGGCTGTATTGTATTAGGTACGGGCCATAAATACATAGCTGGTTGTGGAATATTTCTATCAAACCAGTATTGTAATGGTCTATTGTTTGTAAAGTTCTTATTAGGTAGATTTGTATAGTCATCTCTATTCAATCTAGCTAATGGTATTTCATAAGGTGCTGTACCAAATGCAACTTGATAAACGCCCATGTTAACACCTGAAATTTGTTGTATTCTCCAATATGGAACAGTTTCAGATGGGTCTAAATCATAATAAATCCATTTACCTGACTCCCATAAAACACTTCCGGGTGCATAGAGTGTATTCCATGTGGTACCATCTGACGAATATTGTATTTCTATCTCAACTAAACCGTCAACTGCAGGTAAAACACCTACTGTAGCAAGATAAACTGGGTTACCTGTGCCTAAAGAGATGCCAATATTGCCTGTATTATTAGTTAATTGACAAATATTTTGCCCTTCACCATCAAAAGCATACGAAACTGTACCTGAAGAGCTATAAGCGCCTTGAGATAGTAAAGTAACTGTACGATAATTGGCATTTAGAACATCAACTGTGCCTACAGGTAAATAATAGATGTATTGATCAGGTTTTAAACCTACAACTGTCTTATCTATACACCAATATTGAATACCTCTATTGGCTAAATTAGATAAAAGATAAAATAAGCTCTCTCTTGCAGATAAAACCTGTTCAGAAGTAAGTTCTTCTGCTAATTTACCTGCTCTACGAGCACCATGATCAATAAATTTTTGTACTGAGATGACTGTATTACCAACTGTACCACTTGTTGACATATGTTACCACCCTTTTATATCATGTTTTTTTGTTGAACCACCATCTTTGCAATGCCAACGCTTTAAAGATGCTGCTTTTCGTGTAGGTCTACCTTTTTCATCTTTCATAGGGCCTGGCATACCTGACATTCTTGCACAAAATGAGTCATGTCGTGGTCCCTTTTTTTGAGGTGCCTTTAAATTTGAGCCTGTAGCTCTATTATACTTATCTCTACCTTTTTGTGTTAACCCTGCGCCTTGTGATGTAGGTAACTTTTCACCTCTAGATACTGATAATCTAGGTTCACCACCTTTAGCTAGCTTTGCTGTTTTTGCAGCGTCCTTAAAATCTTGTGCAGAAGGCGCACCTTTTGATCCTGGTTTACGCATTTTTTCACCACTACCTTCAGCAATTCTTTGGCGTTTTGCATG